GAGTTCTGCATCGGTTAATCTACCGAACCCACGCCAGTTGTTTGTATAGACCTGTCTAAACGGCTCGAAGTTCTGATGCTCCACAATCTTGCCGTTCTTGACCTTGAAGTATTCACCCTCGTTGGCTGCGTATGACCAGTCAAGAGGTGAGTCCAGCATGATGGATGCGTTCTCGATAGTCTCCTCAGTTGAGCCATAGACGAGCGAACCTGTGGCGGTCTGACCAATCCACAATGGCGATGAGTTAACACGAGCGAGGTGCAGTGTGTTGCCCTTGCCCTGCTCAATCCAAGCCAGTGCAGCAGTGCCCTGAACACGAGCCAACACCTCGGTGATAGGCGCTGCGGTGAAGGCGATTAGTGCAGCGACTGCCTCGCTGTCTACCTGTCCATGGCGCTTGACCTTAAGTTGTTTAAACAATTGGTCATCGTTGCTGATGTGTCCGTTGTGAGTGAGCACGATTTTGCCACGAGGAATTGGGTGGTTGTTGTCGCTCACCTTTGGTGAACCTTGAGTTGCCCAACGAGTGTGCAAGATAGCAGTCTGTGCGTTTAAACATAAGCGCCTGCCTGCATCTGTTGCGATGAACTTAGTTGCTGATAGCGGTGCCTTTGTGATTACCCGATTGCCTGAGGCTGGGTTAATCCAAGCAACACCTGTTGCATCTTGCCCACGATGCTCGATGTCCATGAGCATTTGTGCTGCAAGGTCTGTTTGATTCTGATTGTGCTTTGGGTTGAGGCAGAAGCCTGCGATTCCACACATAATTTATTTCTCCAGTCTGCTAGTTGTTATGAGTTAAGTGTAACACATGGGCTGATAACTTTTACCAGCCTGTTTAAACGGTCGGCTGCCAATAGGTAATCGGCATCCTCTTTGTTGTAAATACTATTGAACTTACGACCCGATGGGTCGGTGCCTTCAATGATATATAACATTTTGTTATACCAACTTTGAATATAGATAGAAGCCGACCGCAAGCAAGGCAAGCAGTAAGGCACGACCATCTATCCAAGTCAGCCACCAAGGTAATGCGTTATACATTTTCCAGTCTCCTTTGTTTAAACGGTAGAGAGATTTTCTCTATCCGTTCGTGCCTGCCGAGGGGATTGCACCCTCGCTCACCCACTAGGGGCAGGCTGCCTGCTGCTATCCGTTGAGGGATGCTGCTCGGTCTTTGAGATACTCGGCGGTCTTGAGGTCAAGGTCGCTTTGGATTACTAGCAGGCTGAGGAGGTTGGTGCACTGCTGCAATTTTGTGCCAGTGCCCAATGATTCAGGAGCCAGTAATTGAGTTGCACTGAGTTGTTTAAACGCATCAATGAACTTTGCCCACGCCACCGCTTTGGCTCCGTTGAGGGTGCCTTGGTGTAGTCGGATTTCGAGGGTGCCATGGCGACCGTATGCTTCGAGGTTAAACGATTGGTAGCGGTCGCCTCGTAGGTCGGAGATTTTGCCGTTGCGGATGCGCTCGGCGTTAGCCTCGGCATGTTCACGATTTACCGATTTGCAGTATGAGTTGTTTAAACGGCTTGGCGCAACGAGCACGCCGATTGCATCGTGAACTAGATTCCAGTTGAGATACCACTGGGCGATATTGTCCACGCTTAAATCTTGAGCGCCGATATGGACATGGAAGCCAGTTGTGCGGTCAACCTTGCCACCTGCTCCGAGAAGCAAGCGGGCAACGGTTGATGCCTCGTTTAAACGGATTGGGTCGAGGATTGGAGAGACAACCTCGGCTCCACGAACTGAGCCATCGTAAACTGATGTCCAGTTATCGTTGCGCTGATGTGCTGAGCGTGGCTCCTCGCAAGCGATTCCGCCACGATTGAGCGCTGCTGATGCTGCTGATGTCGAGATACCTGCGACCTCGAACTCTAAACCGAAGGTAGTCATTAGTTAGCCTCCACGAGTGAGATGTTGCATGCTGGGCAGATTGGAGCGCCAAGATTCACAAGCGTTGAGCGAGAGATTCGGGCGATGTAGTTGTCGTTTAAACACGCAACCTTGATGAGGCGAGTTGTCTGCTTGGCAGCAGCAGCGATTTCGATTTTGGCGTGAGGATATTCGCCAAGGGATTCGAGGATTGATTCTGCCCATGCTGGGAGGTCAGCCAAGGGTTGAGCAACGCTTGGTGCTGCTGAGCGCCAGTTGCCTGATTGAGCCACTCGGAGCAAGGGAATAATCGCCTTGGCTACCTCGGAGGCTTGGTCAACGGTTGGAGCCACGAAAATCTCAGCAGTGAAATCCTGAGATGCAGTTGGAGGCACGATTGCAGCAGTTGCAGCCTTGCGCCCAGTTTTAGGAGGGAAGCCACAAGAGAGACGGATTGCGCTCTCCTCCTCGCCTCCACCTTGGATTGATTGAGCGATTGGTCGGCGAGCAGCAGTTGCAAACGCTGCGAGCCATTGTTCACGATTTCTCATGATGTTGTTACCTTTCCAGTCGGTAGTGGATTGTTCCACTGGGATAAAGGTAAACGAGTTTAAACAAAATTACAAGCACCCCTAAAACCCTTGATTTTAACTGACTTTAGAGCAGTTTAAACGATTTGGATTTAAACGATTACCTCCGATTGGTCATGCGCTGGCAAGCGGTAAAAAATAAGTTACTGGCGAGTAATGCTCTAAAACCATTGATTTATACTGACTTTAGCGATGTTGAAATGTTGCGATGCTCTAAAGTGATATTAAACAACTGACTTTAGAGAGTTACTCACGAGTAACTTATTGGGCATTGTGGAGCCATTGCCACATGTTGAGATGCCCGTCTCACATAGTGAGATGCCCAAGCATGCAGCCAAGCCAAGCGCTGCGCTGCGTATGCTGGGTCGGGGCGAGATTGATACGAGCAACGAGTCAGCGCCAAGCCAGCAGATAGCACTGCTCAGCCCTAGTTTTGCCAGCAGCAGCAGCAAAAGCAGCAAGCAGTTTAAACAAAAGCATTGCTAAGCAAAATGTTTGACCCCAGGTTTTTAAATATATGTGTGTATGTGTGTATGTGTATCTACCCACATAACTTTGATAGCCCTGGGGTCTGCATGCTCTGACCTGCGGTTTTACCTGAAAGGTAAACCGTTACAAAATAGTTACAAATAAAATGTCCAATAAGTGTCCTTTGGACACCTAATAGTATATGTAGGGCAAAATAATGGTCGCCCTACGCTAAAGTTCATAGGCAGCCCAGAGGCTGCCCCCTAGTTATTGCCCTAACCTACGGCTTCCGCCTTAGGGCTACAGCCTACGGTTAGGAAAGGATAAACTGCAATGCTTCCATTAGGTCGCATTGCTACTACGCCTATGGAAAGAAAAAGAGTTACTGCTGCATCCCATAAGTCGGATGCCATAAAGAAGCAGATTATAGATTTTTTAATGCAAGGCTACTCGGTCCAACGAGCCATGGATGCCGTTGGGAGAAGTGTCAAGACTTACGAGTATTATCGTAAGACAGACCCTGACTTTGCTGCAGGTATAGACAAACTACGCTCTCTGACCGCCCGTGGAGAAGTAGGCGGTCCGACCGAAGAACTACCTCCATTTGAAATTTTTTCCGAAAAATACCTTGGGGTCCAAGTTTTTGAACATCAACGCCACTGGATTGATTTATTGGAATCTAGGACACCTACGGATGTTCACCCATCAATTATTTATGAGCCAGGGGATAAAGACCTACTCATCGTAAACACTCCCCCAGAGCACGCCAAGTCAACGACTATTACAGTCAACTATGCCGTGTATCGGATTTGCCAAAACCCTAACATCCGTATCATGGTTGTTTCTAAAACCCAGGCTATGGCGCAAAAGTTCCTGCTCTCCATTAAGAACAGACTCACCCATCCTCGTTATCAGGACTTACACCTCGCCTTTGGACCTCCAGGCGGATTTGAAAAGAACTCTGATTCGTGGAAGCAGGACTTAATTTACCTATCATCTGAGTCTCGTGACTCTGGTGAAAAAGACCCAACGGTTCAGGCTATTGGTATTCGTGGACATATCTACGGTGCCCGTGCCGACCTAATCATCATGGATGACTGTGTTGACCATACCAACGCCCATGAATATGAAAAACAGATTGACTGGATTCAATCAGAAGTTATGTCTCGTATTGATTACGATGGCGGTAAGTTACTGGTAGTAGGCACAAGATTACGCCCTAAGGATTTATATTCCGAACTCCGTGACCCCATGCGTTATCCAGACGAAACTTCTCCTTGGACTTATTTCGCTCAACCTGCGGTATTGGAGTTTGCCGATGAACCGAAGGATTGGGTTACCCTTTGGGCTAAAACCAATATGCCCCCAGTGTCTGGCAATGGTATACCAGATGCTAATGGTCTCTACGACAAGTGGACAGGTGAGGCGCTCACTAAGAAGCGCAGTCGGATGTCGCCCAATCTCTGGGCTATGGTTTATCAGCAACAGCATGTTCACGAAGATAGTGCTTTCCCACAAGAAGCAGTCAAGGGTGTTATTAACGGTTCTCGTAACATTGGTATCATCCCAAAGAACAAAGCAGGTAACCGACATAACGGTATGGATGGTCTCATTGTGGTTGCTGGGCTTGACCCCGCCATGGCTGGGTATACCGCTGCTGTGTGTATTGGCATTGATGTTTCTACCCAAAAGAGGTATTTGCTTGATGTGTCAAACCAACAGGGTATGAAACCTGATGACATTAGAAGTTTAATTAAAGACTGGACAGACAAGTATTCAATTTCTGAGTGGCGTGTTGAAAAAAATGCATTTCAAGCGATGTTAACTCAGGACCGTGAGGTGCGGGAATACCTACAAACAAGAGGTGCCACACTCAAAGAACACCATACTGGAAACAATAAATGGGATACAGACTTCGGTGTGGCATCTCTTACCACATTGTTTCATGGTTATGAAGAAGGTTTAAACCTTATTGAGTTTCCATCTACGCACCAATCCGAAGGTCTAAAGGCTTTAGTAGAGCAACTGGTTACTTGGTATCCAGAGGCTCCACGCAGCCAAAAGACTGACTGTGTTATGGCGTTCTGGTTTGCAGAACTAGCGGTAAGAGACAGAGTTGCTAATGCAAGTATGTTTGCTCGCACACATAATTCATACAATATGTTCCAAACAAGACATGACAGAAACCAACAAATGACCGTTAACTTAAATGATTACGCATATACACAATGATAGGAGGTGAACATGGCACTATCAGTTGAAGAAGTTAAGAACTATTATGACCGTTATCGCCGTATGTATGACGACCGTGACCAACGCATGAATCAAGTTCTTATGGTTCGACAAGGTAAGATGCGAGATGTTTACCCAGACCTTTTCCCAGATGGTCCTTTCGAGAACCCTATTGTTGCCAACATGGTTGATATTGCAGCCCGTGACTTATCAGAGGTTATTGCACCACTACCATCGTTTTCATGCACATCTACATCAATGGCATCAGAAACACAGCGCAAGAAGGCAGATAAGCGTGGAGAAATTGTTAACGGTATTGTTAACTTCTCTGACCTACAGACCCAGATGTTTAATGCTGCAGACCGCTATGTAACCTACGGATTCGTTCCAGCACAGGTTGAAATTGACATAGATGAGAACATGCCACGCATTAAGTTCTTTGATTCCCTAGGTTCTTACCCAGTTATTGACCGTTATGGTCGTGTAACTATGTTCTTCCAGCGCATGAATAAACCAACAGAAGAACTAATGGCTAAGTATCCAGAAGTAGCACACCTTATTTACGATAAGAACAACACTTCTACCATGTCTGAGATTGTTCGTTTCCACGATAAAGACCAAGATTTAATCTTCATGCCTAATAAAAACAACCTTGTGTTGGATAGAGCAACCAATATAATGGGTGAGTGCATGATTAGAGTTGTTCAACGACCATCAATTGACGACCAATCTCGTGGACAATTTGATGATGTTCTTGCTATTCAAGTTGCTAAAGCACGCTATGCGTTGCTTTCACTTGAAGCAGCAACTAAATCAGTGCAAGCGCCTATCGCTATGCCACTCGACAGTCAGGAGTTAGCCCTTGGACCAGATGCAATTATGCGTTCAAGCAAGCCTAATGAGATTCGCAGAGTCCCACTTGAACTACCTAATAATGTGTTCGCACAGTCACAGGTTCTTGAGAGCGAACTCCGTCTAGGCTCACGCTTCCCAGAAGCAAGAACTGGTAATTCAGATGCTTCTATTATTACAGGTCAAGGCGTTAAAGCACTTATGGGTGGTTTTGATACACAAATTAAGACTGCACATGCAATGTTTGCCCGTGCCTTTACCGAATTGTTAGCACTTGCTCTTAAAGTTGATGAAAAAATCTTTAAAGACGAAGAAAAACAACTACGAGGTGTATACAATGGAACACCTTACGATATTAAATACAAGCCAGCCCGTGATATTGCAGGTGATTACACCGTAGATATTCAATATGGCTTAATGGCAGGACTTGACCCTAACCGTGCATTAGTATTTGGACTACAAGCACGAGGTGACAAGTTGATTTCTCGTGATTTCCTACGCCGACAGATGCCTTTCTCCTTCAATGCAACTAATGAAGAACAAAAGGTAGAGACAGAAGAACTCCGTGATGCTATGAAACAAGCAATTGCTTCATACGCACAAGCAATACCAGCCCTTGCAAGTCAAGGACAAGACCCATCCGACATCCTACGCAAACTTTCGTATGTTATTACTGAACGCCAAAAGGGAACTTCTATTGAAGTTGCTATCCAAGAGGCGTTTCAACCGCAGAATCCCGCACCTGCTGCAGCCCCAGGCTCAGTAAGTCCCGAATCTATGGGCATGCCAAGTGAGAGCGCAGCAGGTGTTGGGCAACTTCCAATGGGCATGAGCGAGTCAGGGCGTATGCAAGGCATCGCTCCAGGACAAATCGCTCCAGGCGGTAGACCAGATGTTCAATCATTACTTGCATCTCTCGGTGCCCGTGGTGAACCTAATCTACAAGCAACAGTCGCACGGCGACTACCTATCTAACGGGAGGAGGGAAACCATGGCGAATACAAGCACAGCAAAGTATCCAAATAACCAACCTGGTAAGGCATCAAAACCTGCTAATCAGGGTAGTGCAGGAGACTCAAAGGGCGTTACACAGCAACCACGCTACGATGGTATGCCAAAGGCTTCTAAGCCTGGCGCATCCGTCACAATGTTTACAGCACAACCATCAGGAACACACGGCTCAAAGTAAGCCTTAAACCTGAGTAAGTTTAAAAACTGCTCACTAATTTTAAACACTGACCTTAAATGGAAAGGAGATGCACATGGCGGTAGAAAACCGTGGCGGATTTCGCCCAACTGCTTCACAGAATAACTATGCTGTTTCAGCAACTGGCGGTAGTGGAAATGCAGGCACCCAAGGCGCACAGGCTATGACTGGTGGCGAATATGGTGATAACCAAGCAATGATGGAATTACAAACATCAGCAGCAATGAACGCATCTCCTACTATGCCTTCATCTCCATCACAAGGTCGCCCACAAAGAGCACCAATAGGTCAACAATTAAGACCTTTAGATGCACCAACAGACCGCCCAGATGAACCATTAACTACTGGTATTAATATGGGAACTGAGGGCGCAGGTAGCGAAGTTATGTATTCTAATGAATCAACTTTAAATACAGAGGACCGTCAGCGCATGGTTGATGCGTTGCCAACACTTGCTATTCTTGCTGAATCCCCATCCGCATCTAACGCCTTTCGCAATTATGTTCGTTACTTGCGGAGTGTTCTTTAATGAGTTGGATAAAAAACATTGGTGATTGGGCAGAGAAGTCAGTAAAAGACTTTGGTAATGATATTGGCTGGGCTACAGCAATGTCTGACCTTGCCTCCGTTACCACTAATGACAAGAATTGGGCAGGCGATGCCTTCCAATTACTTGGAAATACATTTAAAGCAACTACTGCAGGTGCAACATATATACCTCGTAAAGTAGGCGGTGCTGTATTAGGTAAGGCAGTTCTTCCACTCTTTCAAGCATCTTATGAGGCTGGTGGTAAGGTTGTTCGTGAGCCTTTATCAGCGGCTATTACTGGTCTTGCTACAGGTGACTTCCAAGAAGCGTATAAACAACGCAGTGAAATTTCAGCAGGACAAGCAATTGCTTATATGCAATCACGCTTTGACTTAACTGCTACTGAACTTCGTGGCGATTTCAATATCTTCGATGCTAATGACCGTGAAATCTTTGATACTAACTGGCGTTATCGCACCATATCAGGTGCCTATGACACCTTCTTTACTACAGTAACTGACCCACTTGGCAAGATAGGTAAGGCTGCTGGTCTTGCTCGTAAAGCCTTAGTTACACAACCAATGGGTGCCGTAGATGCAAATGCAGCACAATTAACTAAAGATTTATTCCTACCAAAGGCTATAAGAGGCGTAACAATTATCTCTCCTCAAACTTTGGCTGCAAAGATTAACGAAGGTCGAGATATTCAAGGCGGTTTAAACAACACTCTTGAGTGGTTTGCTGCTAATAACTCAAAAACTATTCGTAATCACCCAATGATTGCTGCATCTAACGATGCAGATACAATGTCATATTTGCTTGGTGAAGCAAAAACTGTAGATGATGTTGCAGATACATTGCTTGCTATTTCAAATAAAGATACAGAAGCAATGGTTCGTCTTGTTGATAAGCGTAAAGACTTAGCATTTGTAATGGATAAATTAAAGCCAGTATCTCAAGTAGATAAACAGATTGCTGATAACATACCAACCAATGGTATTGTTGAAGATGCAAACATACTTGATGCAGCAGATGCTTTAGTTAAACTTGCTGACCAAGACCCATATATTCAGTATTTAAATAAATTAACCTTAAAGGGTGCTGACTTAACTAAGCGAACCTTTGGTGCATCTATGGCTCAAAAGGGTGCAATCCGTGAGGCTGAGCGTAAGACAGCCCGTGCTTTGGGAGAACAACCTTCCCCAACTGCATACCCAACTATCGGAATTTTTCAACCAACTAAGTATCACCCAATGGTTGCAGTAGTTAACTTTGCTGAACGATGGGCAGGCGAGCGCCCTGCTGGTTGGTTTAATAACAATGATTCAGATTCATTTAATGAAATCAAAGCATTTGGTGGCATGTTGCGTAGGATTGTTGGCGACTCAGCAAATGTAAGTATTGCTGAACACTATGATTTGTTTATTAAAGCAGGAGATATTCCTGAGGCTCGTGGTCTTGTAGCAGAATCTTTTGAGGATTTGGCTGTTTTACAAGTTAACAAAGCCTTAGGTATTTCAGATGAAACCGCTGCTATTATTTGGAACGCCTATAAAGGTCGCCGTAAAGTTGCATTAGATTCACTTCGTGACCGTAAGTATTTAATGACTAATGATGATGTTATTCTTAAGATTCCTTATGCTGAGCGCCAAGGTATTAACGCTAAGCCAATGGTTGACCTTGAAAACTATGCCCGTGTTCTTACAGAGAACAAAGGTTTAATTCAGGCAATTGAAGGCAGCCAAGGCATTGTTGACCCAGATGTTAACCGTTATGTTATGGGCTTACTTAACGATGTGTGGAAGGCTTCTGTTCTTTTACGCCTTGGTTACACAGTGCGTAACACTGCCGAAGCAACTGCATCTATTCTTGCAAAAGGATATGGACTTGTTGCTGCTGCTGATGTAAACAAGGAAAGCATAAAGAATTGGTATGACAACCGCATCATTGGCATCGAAAGACTTACAGATAAGAACCTTGTTAAAAAAGGTGTGCGTGAAGATTCAGTAGCACTCCGTAATGAAATGACAAGAGTTCAATCAGAGCGTGCTCAAATTAACAGCCTTAATCAAGAAATTGATTCTCAGATGGAAGCCGTTGAACTTGCGTTTAAACGGGGTAAGTTAACACAAGAACAGGCTATTGAGTTTCTTGAGATTTCTTCTTATCGTTCAGGCGAGATTTTGCACCATGGTTCTCCATCAAGACTTACTTCTTTAAATCCTAACCGCCCATTGGCGATGACTTATTCTGATGATATAGCAAACCAGTATGCCGAAGCAGGCATAAAGGTTATTTCAGCATCTACTATTTACAAGCGCATTACTGGTCGTGCATACTCTATGCCTAAGAACCTTCGCAATCGTGAAGGCGAACTTATTAGAGAAGGTGGCGTTCGCAAGCCATCAAAGGCTATGCAGACTATTGCCTCAGATATGCGTGATGGTTTCCGTAACAGTATTGCCAAAGGCAATAGAGTTGAATTACTTAGCATACCTAGTGGCACATGGCGTGCAATTGACCCAGATACAGTTTCTCAAAAGATGTTACTTGAAGGACAATTCCGTATTGTTAAGCCAGGTAATCAAGGACAGGTTGTTACCTCTAGGGTATACGGCACACCTGTTGACCTACGCACATTTAGTGGTTCACGAGTTCGTTTAGGTTTAAACGATTACCCAGAACTTAAAGCACTTGGACTTGATATTCGTAAGCCAGACTCATGGAAGGGTAAAGAAAAAGAACTTCTTGAGTGGATGCGTGCCAATGGCGTAGGTAAATTAACACTTCCCGATACCAAGGCTAATGGTCGTGCAACAGTTCTTGTAGACCCTAAAATGGTTCAAACTGCTACACAAGACCCAGCAGCAGACCTTGCTCGTAAACGCATTGAAACTATCCGTAACACTGAGGCGCTTCGCAAGAACGAGTCTCGTATTATGGACATATTGCGTTCTACCATTGACAACCAAGGTGGAACATTTGGACTTCAAACAGGAGCCGTGCCCGTTGCTGGTTATTCAGTAGCCGTTCGTGGTGCCACTTGGCAACTACCACTAGATGATGCCATTGCTGATTCTGCTGCTGCTCGTGAGTCATTGATTCAGCACATTGAAGATAACCTAAATAAATTTGAAGGCGCTGACCACTTTGGAACATGGATTGCACCTAATGACAATGGCGTTCTAACCATTTGGGCTGAGCCTGTTAATGTTATTAAAGACCGTGCCAAAGCAGTTAAGACTGGCACCTCTCGTAACCAACAAGCAGTGGCAGACCTTGATAGAATTGCACAAGGCGATATGGACAATGCCTTTATTAACACAGGAGGAACAGGCGATGAAGGAGCAAGCGCAGGGTTTGCATTGGGTCAAGTCAGAAAAGCCAGTGCAGGAGATGTCACCAGCGGAGCGCAGAGCGTTCGCAGAGGATTTAGCAGACCAAGTTATAGCCAGAGCACTAGCGAACTCGCAGACCTCATCGCAGACGGTAAATACCCAGCCGATGGCATAGTTAACCTTGTTCGTGAATTAGCCGATAGAGGCGCACTAACTAAAGCAAAGCACGAAAATCTTATGCAACGACTTGATGCTCGCATTGTAGAAGAAAGTCGTTTAAACGCACCAAAGAAGCGTATTGGCACTGGAACATATACTCAAAAACTTTATGATGGAACTGTGATTGAACACCCAGATGCTGCAGCAGGTGAATTGGGAGATATTCTCATGCAGCGCACAGACAACGCTGACACCTATAGGTTAATGGCAGATGCTCCATCTCAATTATTTACTGCTCGTTATGGTGGTATGGAAGAAATCCGTTTGTCACCTAACGACCCACGATACTTTACTGGTTATGCCAACTATCTTAATAACCTATGGCGTTCACCAAACGAAAACAAGATTGACCCAATTATCCAAAAGTTTTTAGACAACGAAACTCCAGAACAAGTTGTTAGATGGCTACGCAAAACTGATGAAGGTAAAGCGTATTCAACTAAGATGAGTATTGATGATAGGGCTTTCAAGGTTCCAAGCGAGCGCCTTAATGTAGGCACAGATGCAGAGGACTTTGTAGGAAACTTGTATTCTGCTTATGCCCGTATGCTTCCAGATGTTGAAATTCAAGAAGCATTTAGAAATAACCTTATTGATGAAATGTATCTTCGCACACACTTTGCAGACCAACCAGCAATGCCAGACATTATTGGTAGCGTAATTCCTCAAGCGCCTGGAATCCAAGGTGCACCAGGAGCAGCACAGGCTTTTGTTCAAAAGGCTTTCTACTTCCTAGGTTCTTTGCCTGAAACAACACTTGCCCGTCACCCATTGGCTCGTGCTGTATATCGTGCAGAGATGAGACAGCGTGGAGACATTGCTCTTTCACTTAAGCGCTCACAACTTAATGACCCTAAGGCTGAACTTACCCTTGATGAAATTAATGCACTACGCAAAGATGCAGTAGAGGGCGCTCGTAGAGAAGTTAACAAGACTCTATTTACAATCATGCGTAAGTCATACGCTGGTGAAAAGATGCGTTATCTTATGCCGTTCTTTAACGCTTGGGAAAATACCATGCGCCGTTGGACTACTCTTGCAAAAGAAAACCCAGCAGCAATTGCAAGGGCTGGTCAGATTACTTCTTCTCTTAGCAATCAGAACAACTATGTTGACAAAGATGGTAACCCATCAAAAGAATTTAGTTACGATAGTAGATTAGTTTTGCCTATGCCAGAAACCTTTATGAAAACAATGGAGGCAGTTCCTGGCGGTAAAGGTTTGGCTGCTGCTATTCGTAGTGCTGGAAGCCAAGTAAGTATTCCTATTCGCTCACTTGATGTTATGTTCCAAGGTGAAGTGCATCCTGGATTTGGTCCAGTAGTTGCTATCCCTGCTCAGTATTTAGAAATTTTGCGCCCTGACTTGGAAGGAATCCTTAAGCAGGTTATTCCATTTGGAGCAGCAGAATCTCCAATTAAAACATTGTTACCACCTGCATTGCAGAAGGCTGCACAGTTGTGGTCAGGAACTCGTGATGGTTCATGGTCAAGAACATTTAATACCGTTTACCGTTATGAACTAATCAAGTATCGCCTAGGCGACCGTGATACTGAACCTACATTTAAAGAAATTAATGACCTTACAAATAACATGTATAAGGTTAAGGCTTTGTCTAACCTTGTGCTTCCATTTGCTGCACAGTATGACTCACCACTAGGTTGGTATACACAGCAATACCGTAAACTACAACAGACTTACGGTTCTCAAGCAGATGCTTTGTTCTTGCAAATGTATCCAGAAATGGGTGAGGCTACAATCTCAGCATCACTTAACAACACTGGAGTTGATGCTACACAGGCTGCAGTTGCTAATCTTAAAAAGTATAATGGTTTAATATCTAAAATTGGTAGCACTACACCTGAGATGATTGGCTTCCTAGTCAACGACCCAGATGGTAAGTATGACTTTAGCCAAGCAGCCTACCGATGGCAGATGCGTAACTCTCCAGTTCCTGGCTCAACCACAAACTTCCGTGGTCAGCGTGACCCTTCACTTCTTAAGCAAGATGCTCAAAAGAAAATGGGTTGGATTGATTACCGTAAGGCTATGGACTTCCTTGACCAGCAACTATTTGCACAAGGCTACACCTCATATTCAGAGCGTGGTGCCGAAGAACTTAATCTTGCTAAGCAAGCGTATACACAGCAGTTAGCAACTAACAATAAAGACTGGGCTGCTGACTTCTATAGCGTTGACAAAGGCAAATGGATTTACCGTATGCAAACCATTAACACGATTCTTCGTGACCCACAATGGATGCAAGATAACGGTAATAAACCAGTTGTTGGAGCCATCGCAACCTACTATGTAACTCGCACACAAATTGCAAGAGAACTTGCAAACCGTAAAGCAAGTGGTGCAAGTGGCACATTAACAGCAGCAGACAATGCAGACCTTGAGGGTTTGTGGAATCAAACAATTGCAACACTTAAGCAGGAGTCGTTAGAGTTCAGCAGTTTCTATAACCGCTTTCTTCAAAACGACCCAGTAACATTGGGATAGGACTATGACTAATAAAGAAAAAGAAGCATTAGTAAAAGCAGCGTTCCCAGGTATTGAAGGCATGGACCTTTCTGTTGCTATTGGTTTTGTAGAAGATAATGACACTGTTGCAACATATAAGAACCGTGTTAAACAACCACCAAAAGTTTTATCTGGTGCAGTTTTTTCACCAAAAGATATTCTTAAAGTTGCCCCAGCGGTTGTTAAGGGTGGTAAAACAGTTGCAGATTTAACCAAATCTATTTTTGCTAAAAAGACCGCAACCAAGGTTGCAGAAGAAACTGCAAAAGCGGGTAAGAAAAAAATTGTAACTAAAAAAAGAGTTGCAGGTCTTGTTGGCGCATCGGCAGCGGTTGGCACATACAATATGATTCAGTCAGGCAACACAGCAATAGACCCTAATGCCTCTGCTGCTGAACTACAGGCTCAAGATTCATTTGCTCAAGCCATTGCCAATGCTGATGCCCAAGGGGTAGATGTTACACAATTCCTACAAGGAACTACAGCCCAACAACTTGGCATAGGTGCAAATAACATTTCAGATTTTATGTCAGCCAGAGGGTATGTAAATCCACTAACTGGTTTAAACGGTATTGGTATCTTTACTGGAAAAGAAACACCAACTTCAACACCCCGCCGTAAATTTGGTGGAACAATTACTGGCAGCAAGTCAGAAATTGTTAGCCTTTCAGAGTGGAACAAAAGTTTCCCAGTAGATGCAGCAGGCATTGGTGCTGCTAAACAAAAGTTTGTTAGCGCTGGAGTTCTTGACCCAACTGCTGACCTAACTCAAGTTAAGGCTGCATGGGATAAATACGGACAGTTATCATTAGATTACTCTCGTGCTGGTAACAAGGTTAGCCCATGGCAACTACTTGATATTCAAAAAGGATTAACAGGCAGCGGTAGCCAAACTACTACTACTATTGATGATAGCCCTATGGCTAAGGCTGATATTACAACGATACTTAAGCGCCAACTAGGTGCATCTCTTGGTCTAGCAAACATTGATGATGAAACAATTAATAAGTTTATTAAAGATGTTCGCAAGAAAGAAGCAAAAAGCCCTACTAAATCAGTTCGCACAACTACTGGCAACACTACTAGAGTTAAAACAGTTCAAGGTTATGGTCAGTCAGATGTTCTAGCAGATGCCGAGGCTTATGCAAAGCAAGACCCACGATACGCAGAGTATCAAACAGCAGATGTGTTTGGTAATGCTCTGGTCAAAGCGTTAGGACTTAAATCGTAATGGCAATGGAATCTATTGGCGGTATCCTTTACAAAGACGGCAAGCCATTTACTGGTGAATTTGGTGGCAAGAAATACAAGTCTGGTCTTGTAGAGACAGATGCCCCTCCTATGGCAACTTGGATTATTACTGCATTAACAACTATTCCTGAACTTAATGCTGTATACCAAAAGGTTCGCAACTCTGACGGCTCATTTAAATATGATGCTGCAACTATTGCAACAATGATTAATGACACTGAGTGGTATCGTTTAAACGGACCAACAGTGGCTCAAAAACTTATTGACCGTATCAAAGGTGGCGAGAACGCATACCGTGAAGGTGTTAATGAATACCGCCAGATAGTTTCAAAGACTGCTACAGACCTTGGCTTAGATGCAACTGACCCAATGGTGTCTAATTACCTAGCAGCCTTAGGTGAAAACGCATACCTTCACAACTGGACTCCTTCACAACTTGAAGGTGTTATTACAAGTAACACTGAAATTGTTAAGAAGATTAAAGGTGGGCTTTACTCAGCACAGACTCAAGATGTTGCAGACTGGGCACAAACAATGGGTATGAATCTTACTGCTGGTGATAGAACAAACTACACCCAGCGCCTTATGGGTCTTACAGACAAAAACGGTGTTCGTGTCCGTTCATCTGTTGATGACATTAAAGCAGAGATTCGTAAGAACACTGCTACTAAGTATGGTGTCTTTGCAGACCAGATTAATGCAGGTGTAACCCTATGGGATTTAACTTCTAACTACCGCCAGAAGGCTGCAGAATTATTAGAGGTTGACCCTGATACTATTAAATGGGATGACCCATTGTTTAAAGATGGAAAGATTTTTCAATCTGTTGACCCTAAGGACCCAAGTAAAATTGTTGCTCGCCCATTATGGGAAGCAGACAAAATGATTAAAGCAGACCCAAGATGGCAGTTTACTAAAAACGCTGATGCAACTTATATGAATTATGGTAGAGCAATGCTAACTAAGTTTGGGATGGTGTCATAATGGCAGTGCCAGATAAAAAGAATCCCACTACTGCTGTTCGTGTAGAAAAAGGCGATACGCTTTCGCAGATTGCTAAAGATGCTGGTTTAACTCTTAAGGAAATCAGAGCACTTAATCCTGTGCTTATGAGCAACCCTAAGTATAAAGATGGCAATATGATTTGGTCTAACACCAAAATCAACATTGCTCCTCCTGCTCCTAAGGCTCCAGTAAAAACTCCAACACCTACCCCTACTCCTACACCAACCCCCACCCCTACTCCAACACCTACTCCAACACCTACTCCTACACCAGAGCCAGAACCAAAGCCAAAAGACCCAGACCCAAAGGTTCCAGACCCAACGGTGCCAGGTGTTGGCGCTAACACTGACCAAGGACCAGCAACTGGTGGCAAAGGCGACCCTAACCCAGCACCTACTCAGGTAGATGGCGGAGGAGCCACTGGCGGTATGCCAGGAGGCGCTACAGGATTCTCTGGTGGTTTTACTCAGGCTGACATTGATAAGGCTTTTGCAGCAGGTGAGGCAAAGGCAACCACAACTGAGGCAGATAATAAGTTTGCAGTTAAGGTTGCTGCTAAAGATAAGTTAATCAACTTGTTTAAGTCTCAAGGTATTGAAGATGAGGCATTTGCTACATTTATTAGTAATAACATTATGAACGATGTATCTGAGGCACAGACTCTTATTGAACTTTATGAGCAGCCAGCATACAAACTACGCTTTCCTGGTATGGCAAAACTTCGCACAAAGAACCGCACTATTACAGAGGCTCAATACATTGGACTTGAGAATCAAATAGTTGAAACCTTAAGGTTCTTTGACCTACCCCCTGGTTTTTATGATGACCGTGCAACCATGGGTAAGATGATTGAAAACGAAGTATCTCCAAAGGAAGTGCAAGACAGAGCACAAATGGCTCAAGACTTAGCCCGTGCTGCTGACCCAAATGTTCGTAATGCTCTTATGGATTTCTACAAGGTTGGTGAAGGTGCTATTACTGCATACTTCCTTAATGCTGATAAGGCTCTACCACTGCTACAGAAGTCTGCTAAGGCTGCTGAAATTGCAGGTATTGGTAAGACTTATGGATTTGCTGACTTCGGCATGGCGGAGGCTGAACAACTTGGAGTTCAGGATGCTTATGCTAAACTTAGCACATCAGATTTAACCAAAGCCTTTGGTCAAGCATCTCAACTTGCTGCAACTCAATCACGCCTTGCCTATCTTGAAAAAGATACATACTCAGATAGAGAATCATTAGAAGCCATATTAGAGGGCGACCAAAAAGCAATTATGGCATCTACGAAAAGAGCAAAGCGAGAACAAGCACGCTTCGGTGGCTCAAGCGGATTGAGTGCAACCTCACTTCGCACCAGTTCCAACATATAAAGAATCCCCAACCCTGACCGACTAGCCCAGGGGGGCGTAAAAGACTAGGAGCAATAGCCAGCATGGTTTCCCCGAATCATGGTGTGGATTGCGAATACAACAACTAACAAGGGAGATAGGTAGATGGCTACCAATTATGACGATGACGATTTCGATGAGGACTTTGAACCTCAGGATGTTGTCAAGCAATTACGCAGAGTAAATAAAACGCTAGAAAAGCGTTTGAAAGAACTCGAAGTAGAAGCAACAACTCTAAAGAATCAGACTCGTCAACGCACCGTAAAGGATGTGTTGACTGCAAAGGGTATTAACCCAAAGGTCGCAGCGTTCATACCTCAGGACTTAGATGCTTCGGAAGAAGCAGTTAATAACTGGCTTAATGAATATGGCGATGTATTCGGTGTTAACCAAGATGCCAAAGATGGCGAGAGCCAGGCATCAAAGGACCCAGCACTACAAGCGCAAAAAAGAATCAACGATGTTGTATCAACAGGCACTCCTCCAGGAGTAGATGAAGATTCAATGTCAAGGATTCTTAATGCTAAAAGTGCTGCAGAACTCAGCGCAATACTCGGTGTTTCAGTTCAATAACTCAAACTACCAATCACCAGGAGGTGAACCCACATGGCATACACAGATTCGTCAGCACTCGCTGGCTTAATCAAGCAAGCGTATGACCGCTATGTAGAGTTTGCGCTTCGTTCACAGCCACTGATTCGTTCAGTAGCCGACAAGCGCCCTGCTCAACAGGCAATGCCAGGTTCAAGTGTTGTATTCTCAATTTACAACGACTTGCTACCAGCAACAGCATCACTATCAGAAACAACTGACCCAGATGCAGTAGCACTGTCAGATGTAACAACTGTTTCTGTAACACTTAACGAGTATGGCAATGCATCACTTGTAACACGCAAGTTGCAACTATTCTCACTCTCAGATGTTGACCCTGCAGTTGCAGACATCATCGCTTACAACATGGCTGACTCACTAGACAGACTAGCCATGGATACTCTCCGCCAAGGAACAAATGTTATCTACGGTGGAACTCGCACATCAACAGCAACAATTACAGCAACTGACACAATCACTGCTGCTAATATCCGCCGTGCTGTTGCCAAACTTCGTTCAAACAAGGCTGTTCCTCGTGAAGGTTCCCTTTACTGGACAGGTATCCACCCAGAAGTTTCACACGACCTTCGTGCTGAAACTGGCGTTGGTGGCTGGAACGACATGCACAAATACGCAGAGACAGGCACAGGCAACTTCTGGGCTGGCTCAATCGGAACCTACGAAGGCGCTTTCTTTGTTGAAACACCTCGTATGTATCGTGGCGTAGATGGCGCAGATGCAACAAATCTTGCTACAACTGCCGTAACTGTTGCTGGAACATCAGCAGGAGTTACATTTGGTGTTGCTGCAACATCTGTTATTGCGTTGCAAGCAGAAGCAGGCGACAAGATTTCAGGCACAGGTATTGCCTCTGGTGCGAAGATTACATCTATCGTAACCTCAGGCAGCACCGCAACAATCACTGTAGACACAGCAAACACTGCTGCAGTTACAGCGACAACTGTTGTAACAGTAACTCCTGTTGCTGCTAACTACCGCACAATCGTTGCTGGAAAGCAAGCGCTTGCTGAGGCAGTTGCACAGGAGCCAAATGTTGTTATCGGACCAGTTACAGACAAGTTACTTCGTTTCCGACCAATCGGTTGGTATGGAGTTCTTGGCTTCTCTCGTTACCGTGAAGCAGCACTTTACCGCATTGAGACTGGTTCATCCATCTCTGCATAAAGTAATTGTAGTTGAGGGGGGCGGGCGAATCCCGCCTCTCTCTCTACATAAAATAACTGTATACACAATGTATATACAAAAGGAGGAGCCATGGCAGAGTATTTATTTGTAACACCAAGTGTTGAAGAAACACCTATGGGTTGGCATCGCCTCCTAGAGCGTTATTCAATCGCTCGTGGTGTAACAGTAATGATGATAAATGGCACTTATTCTTCTTATCGCTACCCTGCACAAACTCAAACTTTTGAAGCCACTGAGGTATACTTAGGTGGGCGTGAATATATTATTGACGAAGCAACTAAGAATCGTTTAACAAACCCAAGCATTGGTGGCAACTATGGAGACTACATTACCGAGTTATGATTGTTCAGTTAAAGGACATATCGGCAAAGTAGTAAAAGACGGATACGATTTAATAGACGGACAAATGTTTCCTAAGGTTGAGTTGTTTGGCTGCACCAAGTGCGATGCCACCTCAACAGAACCATGGTCAGACTGGGGTGTAGTAACCCCCAACTCAGACCACATTGATTCAGAATTTTGCCCATGCTTTGGGTGTAAGGCTAAGACTCTCCAACTATCCCCAGGAGATGCTGCAAGCAATAAGAATATGTCCCAGAAAAAATGGGATAAAGAATTAAACCTTTACAGAGATGCTCGTAAACAAGGAATACAACCAGCAGGAACCTCTACTAAGCAAGTGCAAAAAGCAATAGATGATTCAAACAAAGTAGGTAAAGCCTACGATGCAAACACTAATAGTTTTAAGGGGTAAACATGACTGCCATCGTAGGTATTCAGGGAAAAGGCTGGGCAGTAATTGCAGCAGATTCCATGACTACCTATGATGACAAACCTTACTATGCCAAGGGCATGGACAAGGCAGTGCGTAAGGGTGACTATGTGTTTGCCTTTGCAGGAGATGCCATTGCTGGCAACATAGCAGAGTTTTTATGGACTCCACCTAAACTTATTAAGACAATGCAACTTGATGCTTTTATGCAAGTCAAGGTGCTTCCATCTCTACGAGATGCAATGAAAGAACATGGTTATGAACCAGATGCGGTTAAAGACCCAAACGCTGGCTTTGATGCACTTATGTGTTTAAACGGTGTTATTTATGAAATTGACGAACAATACTTATGGTCACGAGATGACCGTGGACTTTACTCAGTAGGCAGTGGTGGGCAATTAGCACTAGGTGCATTAGCCACTGGCTTTAGTAAGAACTCTATTAAGGCAGCAGAGTTTGCTGCTCGTAGAGCAATTAAGATTTCTGCTGACTACTGTATAGGTGTCGGTGGAGATGTCAAAATAATCACACAAAAGGGGAATAACATGCCAGCAATGAAGAAGAAGGCAGCATCACCAGCAATGAAGAAGAAGGCTTATGCAATGGCTGAAAAGGCTGAATCAAGAACTGCAAAGGCTAAAGAATTAAAGAAGGGCATGTCAATGCTCAAGAAGAAGGCAATGTAACCATGTGCACACAATGTGGATGTGGGACTAACACCGTCAATGCAGACGACAACTTTGGAACAATTAACCCGTATGGCATCCCTGCCCCTGCGGTCAATAATCCGACTACTCTTGGTGGAAAGTAAAGAAAAAAATGACAGACCCTAGACTAAAGCGAGCAGGAGTGTCGGGCTTTAATAAGCCTAAGCGCACACCGAGCCATCCAACAAAGTCGCATGTAGTTGTGGCAAAGTCTGGTGACCAGGTTAAAACTATTCGCTTTGGTCAACAGGGTGTCAGTGGAGACAAGACTCCAACTGCAAGACAAAAATCATTTAAGGCTCGTCACGCTACAAACATTGCCAAAGGCAAAATGAGTGCAGCGTATTGGGCAGATAAGGTGAAATGGTAATGGCTAAAAAAGAAGTATGGGATAAACCAAACCCTAAGAAAAAATCTAAACCACTTTCACCTGCTGCAAAAGCATCAGCCAAGGCTGCTGCAAAAAAGGCTGGTAGAAAATATCCCAATCTTGTGGACAACATGAGAGCAGCACGAAAGAAGGCTAACTAATGGCTACAGGTTATGACGGCTCTACGCTCGTTGCTGAATTAAATAGGCTTGCCAATGAAGGCACCTACCCAGACCGCACTGTGTTCCTAGAAGCACCAGGAGCAGCAAATAAATGGGCAGGCACTAGCAATAAAGATTTATTAGGAGCGTTAAATTACAAGGCTAGTGAATCACGCCAACCAGATGAATACAAAGGTTTAAACGCAGTATGCAATGAACTTGCTGGCACAACTGGCAAATCGGCAGTATCAGCCTTAAGGAGCATTGACCTGTGAGCACACTTGAACAACTTACTGACCGTGTAGATACGCTTCTTCATGGTTACACCGTAAATATGGAATCAACTACATGGTTGACTGGTGCCATAACAACCACAACACAAACAACTATTTCTGTTAATGATGCCAATGTGGTAAGCCGTGGCTTTATCCAAATTGGCGATGAAATTATGTATGTTAACTCTACTAACAACATTGACAATATCCTCACACTTGCACCATGGGGTCGAGCACAGCGTGGCACTCTAGCGGTAACACATGACAATTCATCTAAGGTAATGGTATCTCCATTATTCCCACGCTTTGAAATTAAGCGTGCTATTAACGACACACTCAACTCAATGTATCCAAGCATATTTGCTATTGGTCAATATCAATTCCCATATATTGCTGCTCGCACAACTTACGATTTACCAGATGTGGTAGAAAATGTTTTATCTGTAACTCATCATGTTATTGGTCCATCTAAAGAGTGGTTACCAGTTCGTGCGTGGCAATTAGATAGAACAGCAAATCCAGGAGAGTGGGGCACTGGTGGTAACTTTGGAAAAACTCTTGGTATCTACTCAGCAGTAGTTCCAGGTCGCACAGTTAATGTGGCTTTTTCAAAGCGCCCAACGCTTTTTAACATTACAGCGTTGCCATCGGTTAACCAAGAATACTCAACAGTAACTGGCATGCCTGATTATTCAGAAGATGTAGTTATTTATGGCGCAGCCTTTCGTATGATTTCCTTCTTAGACCCATCACGCTTGGGTGCACTATCTGCGGAGGCAGATGTGCTTGATAACCAGCGTGGACCACGAAGTGGTGAGAACGCATCACGCTTCTTGTTCAATGTTTACAACACTCGTTTAAACGAAGTGGCGGAGAACCAACGCCGTCAATTCCCAATTCGTTCACACTACCAGAGATAAGGCAACCCCATGGCAGCAGGCGACCCAGGCGTATTAAAGCGGAATTTTTCCGCCACAGCAATTGAAACAACGCTAGTTAACTCTATTTCATCAGCAGCAACTGGCGATACAACCACAAGCGTTTCTGTTGTATCTGTTAGCGGTTTCCCATCTGTTCCATACACAATCATCCTTGGACCAGATACTAACAAAGAAGAAGTAGTTACAGTAACCGCTATTGCGGGAACTACTCTTACCATTGTTCGTGGTCAAGATGGAACCCAGGCTCAATCACATACCGCTGGCACATCTGTGCGCCATGGTGTATCTGGTCGTGACTTTAAAGAATCCCAAACTCACATTGCAGCCCGTGGTATTGATGCCGACTCAGGTATTCTTTCTAACGCTGGTCAAACACATGTGCACGGACTTGTAACTGGCGATGGTTCAGTAGTTGGTTCAGACCAGTTAGTAACACTTACTCGCAAAACTCTTACAACACCAGTCATCAACGGTGCTACTCTTAGTGGCACAGTAACCTCAACAGCATCTATTGTTGTCAGTGGTGCTGGAACAATCACTGGTCTTTCATCTGCTGGTATGTCCAGTTCATCTGCTGCACCTAAGTCTTATGTAGATGCAATCCTTGTTTTACAAGAAGCATCTGCTGCATCATCTGCTACTAGCGCATCTGCTGCTGCAACCTCAGCAACATCCGCTGCAGCCTCTGCTACCGCAGCAGCAACAAGTGCAACAAGCGCAGCAACTAGCGCTACAAGCGCTGCTGCATCTGCAACAACCGCTGCTGCTTCCGTGGCTACAATTTCTGCATCTGCAACAAGTGCTGCAAACTCGGCTACTGCTGCAGCCACAAGTGCAACTTCTGCTTCTGCTAGTGCTACCTCATCTGCTTCATCAGCAAGTGCTGCTGCAACAAGTGCAACCAGTGCTGCTGCTAGTGCAACTGCTGCTACTACCAGTGCCACATCTGCTGATGCTTCTGCAACGGCTGCTGCTACTAGCGCATCAAGTGCTGCAACAAGCGCTACGGCTGCTGCTACTTCGGCTACATCTGCTGCAGCAAGTGCAACAACGGCTGCTGCATCTGTTGCAACTATTTCTGCTAGTGCTACTGCTGCTGCATCATCTGAAACTGCCGCTGCTACATCAGCCACGAGCGCTGCAAACTCTGCAACTTCATCGGCTACATCTGCCTCTGCTGCAGCAACATCAGCATCAAGTGCTTTAACATCTCAAACAGCAGCAGCAACCTCGGCTACTAGCGCAGCAACAAGTGCTACTGCAGCAGCCACTTCTGCTACATCAGCAGCAGCATCTGCTACCGCTGCAGCAACTTCTGCTACTAGCGCTGCTACTTCTGCATCATCTGCCTTAACAAGCCAGACAGCAGCAGCCACATCTGCAGCCGATGCAGCAACAAGCGCATCGTCAGCAGCCACAACTTATGACAACTTTGATGACCGCTACCTTGGTGCTAAATCAGCCGCCCCAACAGTAGATAACGATGGCAACGCACTTATTGTAGGTGCATTGTATTTTAACTCAGTAACTGGAGTTATGGGTGTCTGGGATGGCAGCGCATGGGTTGCTATCAACACAACCAGTTCTTACTCGGCACCTACTCTTGGTTCAACGCTTATTGCCTCTGGAACAACAGTAACAACTCTTGAAGGGGTTGTTGACATTGTTCTTACTGGACCAGGAAGTATCAAAGACGAACTAACCCTGCTTCTCATGGAAGCACTCTAAGGAAGGTAGTAACTAATGGCTACACTAACTCAGGCGCTGGCTAGAACAGCAGCAGCCACATCAAGCACAACCCTATATACGGTGCCTAGCACAACAACCATAACAGTGGTGTCAAACATTGTATTGGCTAACGCAGCAACTTCTGCATCAACAGCAACTATTGCTATTGATGGCGTAACAATTGTTCCTGCCGTATCTATCCCTGCTAATTCAATTGTAGGCTTTGACCTTAAGCAGGTTATTCCTGCCAATGCAACACCTAAGGTAATTAGTGGCTTTGCATCTACAACTAATGTGTCTATTCACATCAGTGGAGTGGAGATTTCATAATGGCATTTCAACAATACCCACAAAAGTTAGGTATCCCATCAGGCGATACTGCTGGTCGCCCAGGTAGCCCTGTAATTGGTGATACCTATTACAATGGAGAATTAGAAATTCTTGAAATTTACAACGGAGATGATTGGGTTGCAACCTCTGCTCCTCCTGCTACTCCTTCTATTGCAACACCTATTGATGTTGGAACCGTAGATTATACTGCTGGTGGTTCATTTACAGTTGTATTTACTCCAGGTTCTGGCGGAGGAACACCTAATCAATATAATGCTTACACAACAACAGGTGGATTTGCTGCATCGAGTTCTGGCACAACAGTAACTCTTACTGGTTTAACACCAGCAACCGCATTTACTGTTTATGGCACTGCTCAAAATAATTTTGGAACTACTGTTAACACTCCAAATGCAGCAGCGGTAACAGCCACTACAAGACCACAAACACCAACTATTGGAACTGCATCTACTTCTGGAGTAACATCAGATGTAACCGTAACTTGGACACTTGGAGCAACTGGTGGAAAAGTTCTTTCTGCTATTACAATTACGCCTTACTTAAATGGAACAACTGCTGAAACTACACAAACTGCATCAACAACAAGTTCTACTAGCCATACATTTACTGGATTAACAGGAGGAAGTTACACATTTAAAGTTAAAACAACAAATGCAAATGGAGATAGTCCTGAAAGTGCAGCAACTAATTCAGTAACGGTTCCTGTTGCGCTTACAGCAGACTTTTTAGTTGTTGCAGGCGGTGGTGGTGGCGGAACTAACGGCGGTAACGCTGGTGGTGGAGGAGGAGCGGGTGGATATAGAACTTCTGCTGGCACTTCTGGTGGTAACACTTCTGCTGAATCTGCTTTATCACTTTTTACTGGCGTTGCATATGCAGTTACAGTTGGTGGCGGAGGTGCTGCGGCTTCTACTGGTGGTTCTGCTGCCGCTGGCGCATCTGGCGGTAACAGTGTTTTTAACACTATTACATCTTTAGGTGGTTCAGGTGGCGGAAGCGCTGCAACTGGTGGCTCTGGCGGGGGAGGTAATTTAAATACCCCTGCAACTGGTGGAGCAGGAACTACTGGACAAGGTTTTGCAGGTGGACAAGGTTTTGCAGGTCCATCTGATGCAGGCGGCGGCGGTGGTGGTGCTTCGGCAGTAGGTGCTGCTGGTGCTAATGATGATGGTGGCGATGGCGGTAATGGTTTAGCATCTTCAATTACAGGAACTTCAGTAACTCGAGCAGGCGGCGGCGGTGGTGGTGTTTACACCACTAACAATGGCGCTGGTGGAACAGGTGGCGGTGGGCGTGGTGGGTTCTTTTCAACTGCTGCGGTCGCTGGAGATACAAATACTGGCGGTGGTGGTGGTGGTTCTGGGCGAGATGCAGTTGGGCAAAGAGCAGGTGGAAGTGGAGTTGTTATTGTTAAAGTTCCAGACACTCGTTCAGCAACATTTTCTGGCGGAGTTTCACAAACAAACGCAACAACAGGCGGGTTTAAAATCTTTACAATTACCGCTGCTGGCACATCAGACACAGTTACATTTAGTTAGGAGACACAATGGCACACTATGCAATTTTAGATGAAGATAACATTGTTACCCAGGTAATTGTGGGTAAAGATGAAAACGAATTAGACAATGAAGGTAATGTTGTTGATTGGGAAAAGTATTATGGTGGTGTAAGAACTTCATACAACACTATAGCCAACCAACACCTTGGTGGCGGAACTCCATTTAGAGGAAACTATGCTCAAATTGGTGGCACATACGACCCTTATACTCAAATCTTTGTTCCAAAAAAACCTTACCCATCATGGTGGTTTGATAATGAAACTGCATCATGGAAGGCTCCAACACCAGACCCAACTGGCAATGGCAAGTATTACAAATGGGATGAACAGAACAAGGCTTGGAAAGAATACACAATTTCGCAAGCATAATGATTACACCTGAGCATGTGTTTAAACGGCTCACTATTATTTTTAACCTAAGGAGATACAGTGGCTAGTCGTTCACCCGATATATCCGAGCGCACGATAATTGATTTATCTGGTCGCCTTTCTACATACTATGATTTAAACGCTAACGCCTTTGACATGGCTATTGGTGGCTTGCCATTTATTATGGCAGTTACAGACAGCACTCCTTACAGGAGACAGACTGCAGAGTTTCGTGTTCAGCGTGTAGACCAGATGCGTGACCCAGGCGAGCACACCCTTGGTGGCTCAGGCTATTGGACTCGCTCACAATCATCATGGCACTACGGTGAGGGTGTTCTATTTGCTGAGCCTATGGAAGGTAATGATGCAGAGGTTCGCTTCCGCTATCGTGATTCATACGGCATAGATGTTTGGACTCCAGGTGAAATTAGCCTACTTAATAAGACAACCCTTGTTCAGGCTTTTACTGGTAAATCTAAAGTAGACACAGGTGCTACTACTGCAGGTGTTCCTTTCCTTGTTGCTACTGATATGGCACCTGTTATTACTACAACCGCTGCTGCAACTGCAGCCACAAGCGCTACAACTATTACTGTAGCCAGCACTACCAGCATAGTTGTTGGATATGTGGCAAGTGCAACTGGCATTACCGCTGGCACAACAGTATCTGCAATTGGCACAGGTAGCATAACTCTTTCTGCTGCTACTACTGGAAGCGTAACCAGTGGAGCAAGCATAACATTTAATCCTGTGACTGCAATGTATAAGATTACTACCGCTGGAACATCAACAGCCTTTACTAACTACTCAGCATTTAATAATAAAACAATCCTTGCTACTACATCTGATGGAACATACCTGTATGTGGCTACAACTGATGGCATTTATGATGTTAAATTATCTGATGGCACGGCGCATAAGGCTTACGATTATGGCGCATTAGTAGCACAACACGCAACACTTAAGTATGTTAAGCAACGCATCATTGGTGCTGGTCAGTTTACCAACGGCGCATACGCAGCCTATGAATTGTTATTTCCTTCTAAGGGTAGCGGTGCATCTGTAGAAATTAAGCCTACAATGATTGCAGCAGAGGGAACTCTTATTGATGGTTCAACCCTTATGCCTGTTGATTGGGAGTGGACTGCTGTAACAGAAGGCTCTAATGCAATCTATCTTGGTGGCTATGCTGGCGACCACTCTAAGATTTTTAAATTAGCAGTAGATAACAATGGTGCTTTAGGCACTATCGTCACTGCTGCAGTAATGCCACGAGGTGAAATTATTTTATCTCTATACACATACCTTGGCACATACCTTATGGTTGGCACAAACAAAGGCGCTCGTGTTGCAACACTAGACCAAAACGGTGACATGCAATATGGACCACTTGTGTTTCAAAATTCAAACGGAGTCTACGACTTTGAAGGTCGTGACTCCTATATCTGGGCTGGCAATACTAATCAAATAAATACCAACTCAGGCACTACACGCATTAACCTTGCTCAACCAATTACATTATCAGGCAATCCTAATCAAGCCAGTTTCAGTGGTGTGTATGCCCGTGCAACAGATGTGTTTGCCAATGGTATTACTGGCACAGTAAATGCCGTTCGTATCTTTGGTGCAGATAACCAAGTTGCTTTTACAGTCAGTGGTTCAGGTGTTTGGCTACAGCATCCAACTGACTTAGTTGAATCAGGACAGATTCGTTGTGCTCGCATCCGTTATGACACCATGGAAAACAAAGCATGGAAGCGTATTCGTATCCGCACTACTGATGATTTAGCAGATGGTGACATTGAAGTATTTAAGATTGGTCCAACATCAGACACAGTTATTACCACCCTTTACGAAGGTAATCCAACTACCGCTGATATTGATTTAGGTGATGCATACACAGAAGCAGGACCAGATGCATCGTTTAAACTTATTCTTACCCGTAAGTCTACCGATGCAACCACTGGTCCAGTAGTAGTAGGTATTGCTGTTAAGGCTTTGCCAACGCCTACTCGTGCACGCATTATGCAGATTCCATTGTTTTGTTTTGATAAAGAAACAGATAAGACAGGCAACATGATTGGTTACGAAGGCTATTCAAGAGAGCGTTTAAACGCACTAGAAACTATTGAAGCCAACGGACAGACAGTTATTCTCCAAGACTTTAACCAAGGTGGAGAGCCAACCGAAGTTATTATTGACCAAGTTACATTTACTCGCTCTAGCCCATCCAACCGTAACTACACAGGTTTCGGGGGCATCATCCAACTCATCGTCAGAACTGTCGTATAAGGAGAAACATGTAATGACACCTTCAAATTGGGCTGCACTAATCGTATCTATTATAGCCATTGCAACTGCCTTTGCTGGCTCTATTAGATGGTTAGTAAAGCATTATCTATATGAACTTAAGCCCAATTCAGGTGCAAGTTTAAAAGATTCTGTTATTAGACTAGAGGAAAAAGTAGAAATTTTGTATCAGATTTTAATGAACAAGGATAGAAAATAATGCCACAAGTAGACGACTTCTTAGCCGTTGCAAAGGCTGAGGTTGGCACAGTAGAAGGTCCAAAAAATAACGAAACTAAGTATGGAAAGTTTACTAAGTCAAACTTCCAACCTTGGTGTGGTTCTTTTATTATGTGGTGCAGTGCACAGGTTAAATATAAAATGCCTAATGTTGTATGGACACCAGGTGGAGTCGCTGCTTTTCAGGGACTAGGTGCATGGAGTAATGCAGAAACTGCTAAGCCAAAGCCAGGAGATATAGTATTCTTTGACTTCATTGAAGGTGGAGCAAAGGTAGAACATGTTGGTATTGTTGTCAAGGATAATCTTGATGGCACAGTTACAACTATAGAAGGTAACACTTCTCCAGAGAAAAAAGCCAAAGGTTCACAAGCCAATGGTGGTGAGGTTGCGGAGCGTATCCGTGCCTACAAGAAAAACAATAAGCGAAAACTCACACCTTATATTGTGGGCTTTGGCAGACCGAAATGGAGTAATAAATGAAAGACCTAATTGAAAAACTAAAGGACCCAAAGACTAAAGCAGCCTTTAAGTCCTATCTTCGTGCAGTTCTTGCATCTGCTGTCACCATGGGTATTGCCCTTGCTATGGATATAGCACCACAATATGCAATTCTAATTGGTGGACTTGCTGCACCTGCTGCTAAGTGGGCAGACAAGACCGAAAAAGAATACGGACTAGGCACCGAATAACAGTTTAAACAGATTAGCCCCTCGCTTAATTGCGGGGGGCTTTTTTGTTTTCCCAATCTTTATTGTCTTGAGTCTTTAATCGGTGGCAGTTGGCACATAGTGTCTGTAAATTTGCCATGTCATTGTTTAAATGGTTGCCATCTATGTGGTCTACATCTAACTGACTACGGTGTATGGCTACAAAGCCACACTCCTCACAGTAATCTTTCTTATGCTTGGCTAACTTAACACGGTTAACATTAGACTTAGTTCGGCAAGACCAATAGCCACGCTGCTTTAACTTAAGTCTTGTGGGTCCACACACCGCACAGATACCCCATCGTTTGGCTGGGTTCTTAAGCAGCATCTTGTGCTGCTTAGGCTTATCCGCCTGTTGAGTAGAAGCCTGAGGCATTGAACTTCACTGGTGGGCTACTCCAAATACGAGACATCAACTGACTACAACATGTGCACATAGGCGCATCTGCCTCGGCATGCATCGAACGCTCAATCTCCACAGTTATCTCACATTGTGGACACTTGTATTCGTATCTACTCATCAGTAGCAAGAAGCCTTTTTAATGCGTTTAAACGGCGAAGTCTGGCTTGTTGCTCACGCTTTACTCCACGGCTAAAACCAATCCGATAGAATAAATACGCTTCAATCAAGGCAATCAGTATTAAAATTATTTTCATTATCATCCACTGGTGTAGGAACGGTAACCAATGCGCCACAGTCAGCACACTTAGCATCAGTAAACCATAGGCTTATGTCGTTATCTTCAAACATGCATCCGACTTGAAATACAAGGTGCCCACAATTCAGGCAAACACTTGAAGGTATACCACGCAAGTTCACTTGGGCTGGCTTCGCTCGCCTCTTAACGAGTCTCGCTATTACACCCTTACGCTGCACGAACAGGAGTGTAGTAGTTGTTTAAACTACATGCATGTAATTCGGCTTCGGCGTGTCGCACAATAGAGCAGACATTGTGCAGTAATCTCCCCTATTGAAAGGAAGATAAATGACACTTGAACAAGTAACAGGTAAAAACTATGTCAGTCACTCAGCCCTAAATACATGGCTTAGTTGTGGTTGGCAGTTCTACCTATCACGAATACAGCATGTTCCAGAACAACCATCCTACTGGTTGGCAGGCGGTAAGGCTGTGCATGAGGCTACGGAATACTATGACCGTATGTTTCACAACACGGACCAACAATCCGCCTTCAACTCAACGGCTGCGTTTGCAGCCAATTGGGAAATAAACTACAAAAATGCCGACAACGGCATGGAGTGGCGAGCAGGTGGCAGGGCTACTAAGGCTAATCCAAATAAAGAGGATGCAGCATGGTGGCTAGAAGCAGGTCCAAAGATGGTTGACTTTTGGACACAGTTTAGACAAGACAGTGGCTTCAATATGTATCAGTTACCTGATGGCAGCGAGGCTATTGAAACAGAACTTAATCAAGAGGTTGGTGGCGTGCCTATTAAGGCGTTCCTTGACCGATTGATGGTTGCACCAACAGGTGAGTTAGTTATTGTGGACATCAAGACAGGTAGTAAACCACCTGCTGGTCTAACTCAATTAGGTATCTATGCAATTCTTGTAGAGAAAACCTTTGGTGTTCGCCCTTCACTTGGTTCATACTTTATGGCACGAACTGGTGAACTTACACAACCTGAAAACTTAGACCGTTATACCGAGTCACGACTTGGTTCATGGGCTAAGGGTTTTGAGTTGGCTATGGAAAATAAAATCTTTATCCCATCAGTTGGATTTATGTGTGGCACATGCTCAGTTAACAGTGCGTGCTATGCAGTTGGTGGTAAAGACTCTCACCTCTACCCTGAAATACCTATAGGAGAAAACAAATGAGCACAACGGAAGCAGCAATTCAGATTAACTTCAAGACAAAGCGTGATGGTATGTTGATTAACCTTCGTGCCAACGATGCTATTGAACTTGATGGTTTGTTAGATGCACTATCACAACGCCTTGCTACATTGATTGATTTAGAATCAACAGTCGAATCAATGGCGCAACCATCCGCACCAGCAGTTCCAGCAGCAGTCGCTGCAGCATTTCCAGGTGCACAGGTAGTGGGACAATCTCCAGTTGCAGGCTATAAGCCAGCAGGTGGACCACAACCACAATGCACATGCGGTGCAGGACCAATGCGCTTAGTGCCAGCAGGTATTGCTAAAGCAACTGGTCGCCCATACAAGGGCTTCTATGCATGTCCACAACCTCAGGGTCAGGCTTGCCAAAACAAGGTGCCTGCATAACTCATGCGCCTACTCAGCCGTGCTATTAAAACCGCTTCGCAAGGAGGAGCAACACTACCTGTAGTGTGGCAATCACTTGCAGCGCAACAAATAGCAATCCGTTACGGCGAGGTAAGCATGATTGCTGGACCGCCAGGGGCAGGTAAGTCAACACTTGCTCTGTCCTTGGCAGTCCGTGCAAAAGTTCCAACCCTTTATATTTCTGCAGACACACACTCACATACGATGAGCCTTCGTCTACTTGCTTTGCTAACTGGCAAGCATCAGTCAGATGTTGAACCATTGATGGAACAAGACAGAGACTGGGCAGCACAAATGCTCAAGCCTGCTGACCATATTATGTGGGAGTTTGATTCATCCCCAACACTCAAAGATATTGAAGATGCAGTTCTTGCATCTCGTGAGCGACTGGGCGAAGATGTGCGTTTAATTGTTTTAGATAACGCAGTGGATGTAACGATGGACTCGCAAGATGAGTGGGGTGGATTGCGAACCTTGATGAAAGAATTGAAATGGTGGGCTAGAGAAACTGGAGCAGCCGTTGTTGTGTGTCACCACACCAGCGAAGGTGTGCCAGGTAATCCATGTCCACCACAGAAGGCACTGCATGGAAAGGTAGCGCAGACACCTTCGTTAATTCTTACCGTTCATAATCAGATTTCTACAATGGGAGTCTGTGCAGTTAAGAACCGTTACGGTCCTGCTGATGCAACTGGTGGCACACCAGTGTGGTTGTCGTATGAACCAGCATCTATGCAAATCAATGATGTTATTTCATACGAACCAATGCAGTTAATTTAGGAGAACACATGAGTAAGTGGGAACTTACAGTAGTTGAAAATGCAGGAGAAATCCCAGCATCAAAAGTCACAGACGAGATTGCAGTTGAAACAAAACCTCTCCTCATAGACATTAAGGCTCAGTTAATGATTGCTAAGCCTAAAACACTTACATACACCGTTGGTTGGAGGGCAATTGTTTGGCAAAATAAAGAGACTGGTCAGTTCAAAGACCTATCCGAAGCAGAGCACAATGAATATATTACAAGCGGGTCTGTCAATCCCACAGGTGGAGATGGAAAAGTTGGTAAGCAAGATGAACCTACCATCGGAGATGAAGGAAGCACTGCTTGAAGAACTGCCTCAAGTGATTGAGCAGATGGAGGAAGTAGCCAAGAAGGTATACGACCCCCATCAAATATGGTTAGAGGCAATGCAGTTTGCAGATTATGTAACACAATTATCTAATCATCTTAAGGATGACCACGGTAGAGATTGCATACTAGACATAGCAGAGCAGTTAACTAACATGTCCAACTCGTTTAAACAAATGGGAGAGAACGCACTAAGGGTTCTTGATGAAGCAGAAGGGGAACACAATGGCTAACAGTAATCAGGAAACATTATCTCTTGGTTGGTGCGATAACGGTATGGTAGATGGCAAGTTTGCCGAGGGTGTTATGTATACCACGGTGACTGCACCTACTCAGAAGATGGCAATTAATAATGTTATCCGTGTTCAAGGTAATCAGATTGGCAGACAGCGCCAAGCGTTGCTTGATATGTGGTATGACAAAGTAAAGACAGATTGGTTGTTATGGGTTGACTCTGACATCGTGCTTACCACTGATGTGCTTGGCATGCTATGGAAGATAGCCGATAAGAATACTAAGCCAGTTGTATGTGGCACTTACTTTATTTCCAAGCAAATGGAATCTTCATTGATGCAACCTATGCCTGCTTTATTTAATGAGGTTAGTGAGTTTGAGATTAGATACTTACACCCACTACCTAAGGATGAAGTAGTTAAGATTGATTGTGCTGGCTTGGGTCTTACCCTTATGCATCGCAGTGTTGTTCCTAAGTTGCGTGCTATCTCACCTGACTACTCAGTGTTTGCTGAGAAGGAAGGGTTGGGAGATAAGTTTGTTGGGGAGGACATCGTGTTCTTTCGTAACTTAAAGAAGGCTGGCGTTGATGTGTATGCCCACACTGGTGCAGTTGTTAAGCACATGAAGCGGTTTGCCTATGACGAGAACTACTATGCGTTGTATTGGCAGGCTGCAGCAGCAGCAGAAAGGCAGACAAATGGCGAGCCAGCAACAAAGTAATAAGCGCAGAGGTGCATCGTTTGAGATAGACCTTGCTGATTGGTTTATGCAACAGGGTTTAAACGCACAACGACTACCTCGTGCAGGGCGTAATGACATTGGTGATGTATTTCTACCAGCAATCAATGACATTTATGTTATCGAAGCCAAGGCACCACGGCGTGATGGCAAGGTTGACCTATCAGGTTGGCTGCGTGAGGCGTATTTAGAGGCAGAAAACTACCGTAAGTCTAAGAAACTTGCGAGTGCACCTACGCCATTGGTAATTATCAAGGCATCGAACAAAGGAATTGAGGATGCCTATGTTGTTCAAAGGCTAGGTGACATCCTTGCAAAACTCTAAGCACGACATCGTTAAAGTTCTTGAGCATTATGGTTTTGATATACCGCATGGAAGGCGTGGGTGGTTCACCCTACGCTGCGCTTTCCACGGTGATAGAGTTAAGTCTGCCCGTTTAAACATAGACAACGGTGGGTTTCGTTGCTTCGGATGTGAAATGGCTGGAGATGTTTATTCATTAATAATGAAACGAGAAGGAGTGGGATTCAATGAGGCTAAGCAAATCGCAGAAGGAATTACTGGAGAAAGCAACGGAGAGTTACGCTCAAAACCTACAGGAAATAGTGCCGTATCTACAGAGCAGAGGTATCACCGAACAGACAGCGATTATGTTTCGCCTCGGCTTCGTAAGAGAGCCTGAGATGGGGCATGAACCTTATGTTGGTAAGTTAGCAATCCCTTACTTAACACCAACAGGTGTGATTGACATACGGTTCCGCAGTTTAAACAGTGATGGTGGTCCGAAATATATGAGCAGACCAGGGGCTACTACTCACATCTATAACATCAATGCATTGGGTAATGATTCAGATGTGCTGGCTATATGTGAAGGTGAACTTGATACAGTTGTAGCCACCCAAGCAGGGTTCAGTGCAGTTGGTTTGCCTGGCGCTAATAACTGGAAGTCCTTTTACAATCGTGTGCTTGCTGACTGGTCAAAGGTTGTCCTGCTATGTGATGGTGACAATGCAGGGCGTGAGATGGCTAAGCATCTAAGTCGAGAACTAGACAATGTGTTTCCTGTGTTCATGCCTGAGGGTCAAGATGTTAATGATGTCTACCTCAACGAGGGCGCAGAAGGTTTGCGGAAGCGAGCAGGCGTTTAAACATGATGGTAAAGAACTCATCATTTGATTTAGACTTTGGCTACGGTCGTAAGGGTGAACTGTTAGTCGAGGCTTTATTAACGGAAGGCAAGACTGTTGAAGTCAAGCGTGACCGCAAGTGGTGGGCTACTAATAACATCTACATTGAGGTTGAGTGTTGGTTTAACAAGAGTAAATCGTGGGAGCCATCGGGTTTGATGGTTACTACTGCTGAGTATTGGGCGTTTGTTCTTGAGCGTGGTGTTGTAATGATACCGACAGACCATCTGCACTATGCAATCAGGGAGTTTGGTAGAGAGATTACCTGCGAGATACCTCCGAACTGGAGCAAAGGTTACCTAATTACTATTGAGGATTTATTAACAACAATGAAGGAACTTAAACATGGACAACAATAACGAATTGTTATGGGAAACCGTATACAAAGTGGCACGCTATAGTGCAACAAGATGTGTGCGTATTCATCGTAACCTCGTGACTGCTGACGATGTATTCCAACACCTAAACCTATGGGCAGTAGAGCATTGGCATAAGATTGAGGAGTGGGAAGGGCAGGATTCTTTAGTGTTTAAACTGCGCCGAACATTTAACAACGAGAGTCAGAAGTTTGCAGCCAAAGAGCGTGCATATAAAACAAAGTCCATACCAAGTGATGCGTTCTACTACACACACGAGATACTCCAAGAGTTATTGCGTGATGTATGGAACTATGAGCAGTGGGTGCAGTCAGGTTCGCCAGCAGATGCAGAGTTTATTAGTAAGACAAGTAAACCTAATGAGGGTATGAACAGAGAAGCAATGTTGTCAGATGTAAGCGGCTCTCTTGCCCGTTTAAACGAGCAGGATAAAGACTTGTTACGGCGTAGGTTTGATGGTGGTGGCACTGACTTTGATGTGCTTGCCGTTGAATACGGAGCAAGTGAGGAGGCACTGCGTAAGCGTGTGTCTCGTGCACTTACTAAGTTACAAGACAGGCTAGGTGGAGAACAACCTCAATGGAACAATCGTAGATACAGGAAACCCGATAATGATTAGACCTAAATACCAACGCATGAAACCATGGAACTTAATAGGACTGCCATTGTATTATATTGGCATCTGTTTAAACGACATCGGTTATTATATTTACCTGGCTGGAGATAAAATCATTTGGTTTAAACGCAAGCAGATTGGATATATTAATAAATGATTATTGGATTAAGTGGATACGCACAGTCAGGTAAAGATACAGTGGCTGAGTTATTATGTTTAAACTATGGGTTCAAGCGTATATCTTTTGCATTACCTATGCGTGATGCAATCTATACACTCAATCCTTATGTTGAAGGTGGCAATCGAATTGTTGATTTAGTGGATGAGTATGGTTGGGATGTAGCCAAGGCTAACCCTGAGGTAAGACGATTGCTTCAAGTGTTTGGCACCGAGGTAGGTCGCAGTCTTTTCGGTGAAACATTTTGGATTGACCAAGCGTTTAAACGAGCAGCAGAATATGAACGAGTAGTATTTTCTGATGTGCGTTTTCCTAATGAAGCCACTGCTATTCAACAAAGAGGCGGTGATGTGTGGCGTATCAATAGACACAATCATGCACCAGTTAATGGACACAAGAGTGAGCATGCAATGGATAACTTTATGTTTAAACATGTGTTGTATAACGATGGAACCATAGATGATTTGGCTGATGAGGTATTCATGCTGGCAAAGGAACTTAATCTTGGATGAAGAAGAACTGCATGTGTTTAAACGCAAGATAGAAGATGCTAAAACTTTTCTATCGCATGAACATAAAGATAAAGATTGGATGGATGGTTTCAACGCTGGCTTAGATTGGGCGTTGCGAATACTTAATAAAGATAAATCTGCTTTCTAAATACAGAAGCCCCGCAAAGGACTGGAACCCTGCGGGGCTTTTGTATGGGCACCTACTGCGTGCTTCCCCTTCACATAGGAGATGCCCAATGTCTACACTCTATCACATCATAGTTGGACTGATGCCTCGTGGGTCGGTAACCTGTAAGTTCAAGGCTCGGCGTGCTGCTTGCCTACGAAATGGCGTAGTGCCACCCCATACCCCACTCTTTTCATGGACTAACCCCCACTCTAAGCACATCTCCATGACTGGACACTCGGCGCACATCCGAGCAAAGATTCTTTCCTCCTCAAGGCTAAAGATGTCCTTGTCAGGGTAAAACAATTCAACATCTAACCCTTTACATGCAGCACCCTCGGTTAGTTTAGGATTCCATCGCAGTTTAAACGCTTGTAATCCTTTACCTCGGTTGCGAACCTCTCGCTTTTCTATAACACGATGGTGTTTAATCTCCATATTAATACCAACCCTTTGCTAAGTGGTGGGCGTATGCTCGGCATATACCTTTCTTGCCATAGCGGTGGTCGAGATAAGCAAGCCCAGCCAACACCTGTTTGTTTCCATCCCATGTTGGCTTATGCTTTATGTTTTCCCATGTGCTATCAAGTAACTGTGGTATTCCCATGGCAGTAGACTCTTTGTTTTTTGCCTTGGGTCGCCAGTTTGATTCACGCATCCACAATTCATGCAGACATGGATACTGTTCAAGATTATCACGCTTGATTAGTTCATCAATGGCGAAGCGTTGGTAATCGTTCTGATAATAAGCAACGACTAGACCTTTGTTTGGATGCACAACATTATTAATCTGTGCGATTGGTTTAAATGTTATGACTAATCCGATGATAATTGTGGTTACTATCCATAATCTTGCATGCGGGTGGGTGCGTTTAAACATACTCTGCCTCCAGTTTTGCACGGTTACCACACACATGACTAATGAAAGTCAAGATGTCTTGAGGTATGTCGGTGTCGTTGCCATGACTGTCGGTTAAACCAAGCACAATCATATTACCTACGATAGTGGGTGAGTTGCCGAACATGAAAGAGAGAGCGCTCGCTACCGAGTTGAGTGATAGTTGCTTGAGTAATCCCTCCTCGTTTACATAGCCTTGGCATACACCAGCGCCGTAGTAATCATGCATCCTGATGGGTTCAATCAATCCATCTACCGCCGCTTGCATGTCGGAGAGTTGTTTAAACACCTTCTCCTCGTATGTTCCATCTGTGTATAGCACTACGCCTTTAGCCATTAGTTATGCCACCCTTCTTTTAGTTTGCCGTTCTCATATTCTCTGCCTACTTTGTATAGTTCGCCGAGTTTATCTACTGCCTCGGTGATTTTATTAAGAAATGATTTACGCTTATCACTATCTAAATGCGCCACCATATCCTCTGTGATTTCGCAGCGCCATATAAGGTTAGCCATTGGTTTCACCTCTGAGGTTAGCAATTGTTTGTTCAAGCATGGCTATGCGTTCAGCCTTGTTTAAACGAGGTGTGATTCCGTATCTTAACTTGGCTGCTTTTAGCATCGCTTCGTATTCAGCACTGTGATTAGAGATTAGTTCCTCGACTGCTTCATACTTTGCTCTTGCATACATGTTGCTTGAGATACTCATTAGTTCACTCCTCTATGTTGGCAAGTTGATAGTGGAATAAGGCAATCTCCACATATCACTTGATTTTTGCAGGTATGACCTTCTTTTCTTTTATCGCACATACACCAGTTATGAGTTTCTTTACTCATTAGTTCACCAGTCCTTTCATCATCTCGTTTAGTTCCCCATAAGCAAGGTCGCTTGAGTCATACTTGCAACCGTCAAGGGTTTTCTTACCTTCGAGTCCAGCAACCTTTACCCAATCACGATAAGGCTTGGCACCTTCATAGTGCTTGATGAATATAGTTGCCGATAGATATAGGGCGTAGTCGTTCTGAATCCACAACGCAATGTTCCATGTGTTGTAGTTTTTCCAGCCCTCGTATGTGGTTGGCTTACTCATGGCTCACCAGTTTCTTGAGTTCCTGATTACGGTGGCGTAGCCATGCGTTCTCACTGTTGAGTCGGATGTTTTCTTTGATTGCTAAGCCCATCACTGTGAGCGCACCCAATAGGGCGATGATTGTGGCGATGATGTCGCCTGTTCCTAGATACATACCAGTCCTTTGTTCTGTGTAGCCCAGTTGCTACATGTCTTAGGATTCCAGTTCGTTATGTATAAGTCAAGGATTTGTAGCCATAAATAAAAAAGTTTTTTTGTTTAAACAATAACTTGCATCTTGTTAGTTTTATCAACCTCGTGGTTGATAAAACCTATCCTACCAGACTTGTCAACCCTACTGTTTAAACGCTTGACATTAGCAGTCCCCCAGGTAGAGTGCTAATCACTTACTGTTTAAACGCTTGAAGATTCCAGACTGCCAGGAAGATTCATCATCACTGTTTAAACACTTGAAGATTGCCAGATTCCAGGCAAAAGAAAAACCCCCGCCGTAGCGGGGGCTAATCTTCTACTGTTTAGAAGGCTAGTTCATCTTGGTCAGCCCAATACTTGTCGAGTTCTGCATCGGTTAATCTACCGAACCCACGCCAGTTGTTTGTATAGACCTGTCTAAACGGCTCGAAGTTCTGATGCTCCACAATCTTGCCGTTCTTAACCTTGAAGTATTCACCCTCGGCTGCGGTGTATTCCCAATCAAGGTCTGAGTCGAGCATGATTGCTGCGTTCTCGATTGTCTCTTGAGTTGAGCCGTAAACAAGGGAACCTGATTTGGTTTGCCCAATCCATAGGGGTGAGGAGTTAACACGAGCAAGATGCAGTGTGTTGCCCTTGCCCTGCTCAATCCAAGCCAGTGCAGCAGTGCCTTGAACACGAGCCAACACCTCGGTGATAGGCGCTGCGGTAAAGGCAATTAGTGCAGCCACTGCCTCGCTGTCTACCTGTCCATGGCGCTTGACCTTAAGTTGTTTAAACAATTGGTCATCGTTGCTGATGTGTCCGTTGTGAGTGAGCACGATTTTGCCACGAGGAATTGGGTGGTTGTTGTCGCTCACCTTTGGTGAACCTTGAGTTGCCCAACGAGTGTGCAAGATAGCAGTCTGTGCGTTTAAACATAAGCGCCTGCCTGCATCTGTTGCGATGAACTTAGTTGCTGATAGCGGTGCCTTTGTGATTACCCGATTGCCTGAGGCTGGGTTAATCCAAGCAACACCTGTTGCATCTTGCCCACGATGCTCGATGTCCATGAGCATTTGTGCTGCAAGGTCTGTTTGATTCTGATTGTGCTTTGGGTTGAGGCAGAAGCCTGCGATTCCACACATAATTTATTTCTCCAGTCTGCTAGTTGTTATGAGTTAAGTGTAACACATGGGCTGATAACTTTTACCAGCCTGTTTAAACGGTCGGCTGCCAATAGGTAATCGGCATCCTCTTTGTTGTAAATACTATTGAACTTACGACCCGATGGGTCGGTGCCTTCAATGATATATAACATTTTGTTATACCAACTTTGAATATAGATAGAAGCCGACCGCAAGCAAGGCAAGCAGTAAGGCACGACCATCTATCCAAGTCAGCCACCAAGGTAATGCGTTATACATTTTCCAGTCTCCTTTGTTTAAACGGTAGAGAGATTTTCTCTATCCGTTCGTGCCTGCCGAGGGGATTGCACCCTCGCTCACCCACTAGGGGCAGGCTGCCTGCTGCTATCCGTTGAGGGATGCTGCTCGGTCTTTGAGATACTCGGCGGTCTTGAGGTCAAGGTCGCTTTGGATTACTAGCAGGCTGAGGAGGTTGGTGCACTGCTGCAATTTTGTGCCAGTGCCCAATGATTCAGGAGCCAGTAATTGAGTTGCACTGAGTTGTTTAAACGCATCAATGAACTTTGCCCACGCCACCGCTTTGGCTCCGTTGAGGGTGCCTTGGTGTAGTCGGATTTCGAGGGTGCCATGGCGACCGTATGCTTCGAGGTTAAACGATTGGTAGCGGTCGCCTCGTAGGTCGGAGATTTTGCCGTTGCGGATGCGCTCGGCGTTAGCCTCGGCATGTTCACGATTTACCGATTTGCAGTATGAGTTGTTTAAACGGCTTGGCGCAACGAGCACGCCGATTGCATCGTGAACTAGATTCCAGTTGAGATACCACTGGGCGATATTGTCCACGCTTAAATCTTGAGCGCCGATATGGACATGGAAGCCAGTTGTGCGGTCAACCTTGCCACCTGCTCCGAGAAGCAAGCGGGCAACGGTTGATGCCTCGTTTAAACGGATTGGGTCGAGGATTGGAGAGACAACCTCGGCTCCACGAACTGAGCCATCGTAAACTGATGTCCAGTTATCGTTGCGCTGATGTGCTGAGCGTGGCTCCTCGCAAGCGATTCCGCCACGATTGAGCGCTGCTGATGCTGCTGATGTCGAGATACCTGCGACCTCGAACTCTAAACCGAAGGTAGTCATTAGTTAGCCTCCACGAGTGAGATGTTGCATGCTGGGCAGATTGGAGCGCCAAGATTCACAAGCGTTGAGCGAGAGATTCGGGCGATGTAGTTGTCGTTTAAACACGCAACCTTGATGAGGCGAGTTGTCTGCTTGGCAGCAGCAGCGATTTCGATTTTGGCGTGAGGATATTCGCCAAGGGATTCGAGGATTGATTCTGCCCATGCTGGGAGGTCAGCCAAGGGTTGAGCAACGCTTGGTGCTGCTGAGCGCCAGTTGCCTGATTGAGCCACTCGGAGCAAGGGAATAATCGCCTTGGCTACCTCGGAGGCTTGGTCAACGGTTGGAGCCACGAAAATCTCAGCAGTGAAATCCTGAGATGCAGTTGGAGGCACGATTGCAGCAGTTGCAGCCTTGCGCCCAGTTTTAGGAGGGAAGCCACAAGAGAGACGGATTGCGCTCTCCTCCTCGCCTCCACCTTGGATTGATTGAGCGATTGGTCGGCGAGCAGCAGTTGCAAACGCTGCGAGCCATTGTTCACGATTTCTCATGATGTTGTTACCTTTCCAGTCGGTAGTGGATTGTTCCACTGGGATAAAGGTAAACGAGTTTAAACAAAATTACAAGCACCCCTAAAACCCTTGATTTTAACTGACTTTAGAGCAGTTTAAACGATTTGGATTTAAACGATTACCTCCGATTGGTCATGCGCTGGCAAGCGGTAAAAAATAAGTTACTGGCGAGTAATGCTCTAAAACCATTGATTTATACTGACTTTAGCGATGTTGAAATGTTGCGATGCTCTAAAGTGATATTAAACAACTGACTTTAGAGAGTTACTCACGAGTAACTTATTGGGCATTGTGGAGCCATTGCCACATAGTGAGATGCCCGTCTCACATAGTGAGATGCCCAAGCATGCAGCCAAGCCAAGCGCTGCGCTGCGTATGCTGGGTCGGGGCGAGATTGATACGAGCAACGA